TTACGCATTAGGCCCCCCTAAAATCGTCCGCATCCGCCCTGACATAGACTTTAATCTTTTCCTTAACTCGGGCACTCGATTAAGTTCTTGTAAAAGATGCTCTCGGTCGCGCTGGTCGCCGGGCGTTTCCCCGCCGCCGTAGCTGTAATCAATGCGCGGCTTGCGATCAAAAAACCGCCTCGTTCCATCGCCCGGACAACCGCATAAAATGATCTTTTCCGCCCCCATGATGTAGGCGATCTGGGCGGCAAATAGCCCGCTCAATGGAAACGTGCAGGGTTCAATTTTCCAAATATAATCGGCTGGCGCTATCGCCGTACTCGATGTGTGGGTTTTAAACTCTTGCCAAACCGAAGGTTCCGCGCGCCTGACCGCTACCCATCGGGATAACTTATCGCCGTGTAACGAAACCCAATGATGGATCAACCCGAGGTAGCAACCGATTTCATTGACTCCGAATATGGCCGGCGACTCAAACATTCTAAGCGCCTCGGTCAAATCGTCAAAAACGGTTTCGGCATTACCGCAGACAAGGGCTACACGGTCAAGGAGTTGCCCCTCTAACCGCCTTTCCTCTCCATAAACCGTGTAGCCCTCCATCGCCCGCCCGCGAACGATGTCACGCCCTAACGTGCCCGAGAATCCAGCCAAAGCATTGCTTGCCGGCCGTGGGAGTTTTCCCCGCCGTCATTGTCAAGATGATAGGCGTGTCGGCCGTGAACTCATAGTTTAATGCCGTGGTTGCTAAGCTGATGCTGCTGGCCGTTAGGTCAGCGTCAACATCTGCCATGAGTCGCGCATTATTTACAGAATCGCCTATCCTGCAGTTGAGCCCGACACCGGCCGATGCCGAGAGTCCATCAGTAAAAAATCCCACAAGTAACGGTTTGAATCCTGCCGGAACCGTCATTAGCGTGACTATAGGCCCGGCGCCTGCTGCTGCATCGGCGGTAAAGCTAAACTGTGGCGCCACAATGAGCCCGGTCAACTGCCGCTTGTCGGCCAATACGCCAAGGACTGCCCTGGCCGTTGCTTCGTTTGATAGTGTTAGCGCCATTGTTTACTCCTCCTTACAAAGGATCGACATTACACCGCCGTCCAAAACCCTGACTGCGTTTACGTCGATCTCGCCGAATGCCTGCCAGGTATAAGTCTTGGTCGGCAGATAATCGAGTTCGGTCTTGATGTCTTCGCACTTGCTGACTCCCACGGCGTCGGAAGCAAACGCCAAGTTGGTTCGCGTTGTGCCAGTTAGTTGCAACATGCGCTGAATCGTCGTGATGCCCGCCGCACCCTGGTTCTTCACGTCAAAGATGTGATGCCAGACAAAACCCATCCAGTCTAAAGAGTCGATGTCGCCCCGGTCATAAATCTTATGCGCGGTAAAGTCCGAGCTTGCCGCCTGGGTAATTGCGAGGATTGCCGACTTTTGGCCCGGTGAATACAACCAATGGCGCTTGCCGATTGGGACAGCGTTCTGATCGAAGTTTGCCGATACCGCCTTGATCTTGGTTAAGTTCAAAACGTCCGACGGTGAAGACCCTAAAGCGATCTGCTGCGAGGACGGAAGCGCGGTTGATACCGTCGCCTGCTCTCCTCCGAGCGCCAGCCCGTTCATCGCGTCGATTGCCCGCTTATCCTCGTTTCGCCGTAGCGCGTAAACGATAGCCCGGGTGTGAATCGAATTGATGTCCTCGATTGCGGATCTGACTTTATCGTAGCGGTCCAAGGGCAGCGCGAGGTAAGCCCGGATCGGTCTACACCATCTCCGGGATTTCTCCAGCTCGCCCCATTGGGTTTCCTCATAGCGGTCAACCTTATCTCTAGTTAGCGACGCGCCGGCAACATCGAAATCGTCCAAGTTCCCCTGCACGTTCCCGTGATACATCTCGGAATCAATGTACTTAGTAACCATTGATTCCATCTGCTGATAAACAAACTTAACGTTGGAATTGAATTGGCGTTTTTGCCACTCGGTGATTGTTTCGGCCACTTGAAACACTCCTTCCCTTCAAATTTGGGAGCATTTTGGCGGGTCTCCCAAACCGCCTCGAAGAGGGTAGCCGGCATAAGCCGGGGCTCATCTAACGGCTAACGTGCCGCTAAACGCCGACTGTTTAGGTCGGCCTCATTCGGGACTTCCTTTAAAAGGAAGGGTGGCCGAAATTGGAAAGTCTAAACTTTCCACAAACCCTAAAACGACAGCCCTATGGAAGGATGAGGTGGGATAAAATCGTCTAGATGGTTTAGGGTCTGCGCAAAGTTTCTTTACTCCTGCAACGTCGGGAACTTTGCTAATTAAAGGCTCCGCTCATTTATCACCCCCTTTTAATCGTCAGGCTTGATACCGTGATCTCGTTTCTTTTGGTTTTCATAATCCCGCTTGTGGCGCTCGACCACTTCACGCGGCATCCCGACCACCCGTTGAATCTCATCGACCGAAGCGCCGTTGTCGGTCATTCTACGAACCGCTTTTACAATATCGGGGTCAAACGTGTCAACGTTTAGAAATTTAGGCATTAGACTTTCGCTCCTGCTTTTCGCGCTTTGGAAAAGGCAATCGCCCTTAACATCGCTTCGCGCTTCTTCGGATTCTTGCGCACCCATGCCGGCACGGTCGAGGGAATGTTCGAATGAACTTCGCGCATAGCTGCCGACACTCTCTTTTGTGCCTGTCCTGCTAATGGCATTTTGCCTCCCTGTTCTCGAAAAGTCCTGTCGCACAATAGGCGATAGTAAACTGGCAGGGGTTAAGTTTCGGGTGACGAACATATAACTGCATTATTCCAGGTTTCCACTGTTCCGCGTGTAGAATCTCGACCGCATCAAGATCCCTAGGATTATCGAAAATGCAATGCTCCTCGTCTCCCCGATAGTCATAATGCATATTTTATCTTCCTCCGGTTACCGACTTATAAAGTTCGTTCATGTGCTCGCGCGCGGTCCTGCTAAAGGCATTTTATCTCCTATTTTTGCGGATGGGTCTTCACCCATTCGGCTGCTGTCTTTGCATCCATCGGGATATATTTTTCGCCCTCCCACCGTCCCGCTGGCATGCCGGGCTTCCAATATTTAGACTCAATGGAAAAGGTCGGATGTCCGGGGAGCTTAAACGTGTCAGGAAAATGTTGATCTGGCCCCGGCACAATGCCGGCTTCATACGCACCGCGTAAGTCATAGTCCTTCCCTGAATCGTGTGGCGCATATTGAGCTTTCCATTGTTGAAACGTTAGCCCTTGTTTTAGCAAAGTCGCCGGCATTATCTTCCTCCGGTTACCGACTTATAAAGTTCGTTCATGTGCTCGCGCGCGGTCCTATCCCCTTTTCTCCAACGCTCGTGCCACGGGTGCTCTTTGTTGTGCATAATCTGGTTGATTTCTTCCTGGGCGTCAAGCACTGCCCTATCGTTTGGTGCTACGTGTCCGCCAAAGTCCTGACCCGTAAGCCGGCCAACGTCGGTAATGAGTTGGACTATAGTCGGGTTATCTCCTAACGCTGTGAACTTTCCTTCCCATGGTGCAATGCCATCGTTTAAAAGATCCTTTAGTCTAGGGTTGGTCTGAGATAAAATTTCAACGCCGCGCTTATACTCGTCGAGTCGTTTAGGCGCTTCGCCTTTGAAAACTTCTTTCATCAAGCTGTCAACAGGTTCTTGTCCCTCGATAAACTCAACTTGCGGCCCTTGGGGTGCAAGCCGAGGAGCGATCTCGGTTGCAAATGCCTGCGCTATCCCTGCGGCCTGCGCTTTGGATAGGCCGTACTTGTGCGCGGTGTCGCGAAAAGAGCTTAAAAGCTGATCGTTTTTTAGAACGTCGCTAGATACGCCTTCAAACTTGAATTCGTACTCCTCGGCCTTTGACGGCGGTAGGTCTATGACTTTGGAAAACTTGGAAAGGTTTTCAGATTTCCACTTCTCCAAATCTTCGGGCTTGGCGTCCTCGGCCGGGAGCGCAACCGCCTTGCCGCTCCGAATATAGTTCTCCGCCTCAATGTGGCCCTTCATCAAAGAGCCGATATCGTTGTAACGTTGAACGGCGTTGTTTGACAAAACGTCGGCGGGGATTCCCTGGGAAATCTCCGCTGGTAGTTCAAGGGGCATGATCTAAACTCCTTTCTACCGTTATGTCGGTGTCCGGCGTGATCGCGATAGTTAAAATCTCCCCGGCCAGCCGGCGCTTTCCTTCCGCCACTCCCCTTTCAAACTCAGTTGGCGCTTCAACCAGCTCGAGACAAACCGTCTGAAGGTAATCAGCAAATATAGATCCTTCCGGGCAGGCTGCCTTGATCGCCGCTCGTATCTGCTCGTCTGAGTGTTGGCGATAGATGATACGGCGGATCTTCTTTCGGCCATTTCTCATCTGCCAAATCTCGGAATTTGAATATCATAAGTGAACAATCCCATTGCACCAAGCAAGACCAACACAAGTAAAACCACGGCGGCAATCACAATCAGTTGCTTGATCTGCACCGGCAGCGGCAAATAGGTGTTCACTAGCCAAACGACCAAGCCGATAACCACGCAAATGAGAATGAATTGGATGATTACCATACTAGACTCTCGCCTCCGTTTTCCGCCTGCGTGTTATGGTATCAAGCCCGAGCTCGTCAACATGCGCCGGCGCGCGCGTCGCGTCAATGTCATGCGTCCACCAAAAATGCCAAATCAAATCCGCCCGGTATTCTTTTCGCCGCTGATAGCGCTTGCGGGAAAAGTCTTTCTTGCATGTGCAGTGAAGGACTTTATTCATGCTCCGTAATGGATTCTCAGTGCAATCTCGCGCCTTTTCTTAGTCCGCCAAGAAGTATGCCCGTCGATAATGCTTTTATCCATAAGACGGGCAAGCCATCTTTCTACACCACAAAACTGACAATGGGTTTGCGTGAGTCCTCCCCCAAACTCCAAACATGCAAAACATGTCCACTGCCAATTTCTAGCTTTTCTCATGCTGCCGCCGCCGGCGGTGTCGCCCCGGTCTGTTCTCTTGCCAGTTTCACAAACGGCGCCACCTTGCCTAAAGATTCCGCAGTCTGCGCGCCCGCTGCCATCATCTGCTGCGCTTGCTGCTGCTGCTGCAAGACTTCGAGCTTCTTCTCGAACTCTCGCTCGCTAAGCACCAAATCTTGAGTGCCGCGGATCTCAAAGAGCTTTCGCGTCGCTTTCTTAAAGTCCACCATTTGGACCGCTTCCTGGTCAAACTGCGCAATGCCGGATACATCCGCAATAGACTGCTGAATGGCCGTTATTTCGGTGTTTCGCTGCGCGCGGGCTAGTGGCCCCTCATATACGATGTCATAGCCCTCGCCCGTCACCTTTAACTCATCGGGCGGATCTAACAGGAGCCCCGCATAAGCCATGTTCTCTAAAGTCACTTCGACAATGACGGAGAGGAAATCCGATTCCAGCCGGCCGAATACCGGCCCTAAAATCTGCTGGAGTAAGTTAAGCCGGGCATTCACTTCAAACGCCGTCATCTCCGGCTTTTCGCGCGCAAGCAAGTTAAGGATTTCATTAACATGAAAGACCCTTAGTATCGCTTGCTCTTTTCTCTTTCGCATCAAGTCGTCGGCTTGCCAGTTGGTTTTGTGATCGAATAAATCGCCGATGCCGTTTATGTCGGTGACGGTTGTTCGGCCCGCGGGCCGGGCGTCCACTATCCCGCCAATGACAGTATTTCGTCTGATCTTTAAGGGCCGGTCAATCTCTCTTTCCCACTGCACTAATTCCATCTCGTCGGCACGGTTGAGTGATCTAGCATCAGGGAGTGCGAGATGGGCTGGTCCTCTACCAAAAACTTCTCCACTGAGTAAATCATAGCGAGCGACAGCAACGGGAAATCGTCTATATCCAGACTCTCTAACCAGTCGCTTCTTTTCCTTTTCAACCCAGCATGAGGCGACTGGCATGTCTCTGGCTGTCTTTCCTTTGGTTTTTTGATTGGCATTATAAACGTCCCTCGGATGTATAGAATGCAAAAACTCAAACTCTAAAAAGGGCTCCTTCTCTGCCGCTCGCTCGATTCGGTCCGACACCCCTAGGTTACCGGTGGATTCCCCCTTCTCTTTATCGAACATTCGTTTGGCATTGATTGCGGTCATCTTGACGGTCCGGATAACGCAGTCGATCTTTCCGTCTACCCCCTCGGCCATAACGTACTTGCCGAACGGGATCGACGTGTAGCGAATGCGCGCAAGCCCCTCGCGCACCTGCGGCACGTCTTCGATTAATACAGGCCCGTTGCCAAAACCAATCCAGCTATTGATCGACTGGCCTGCGCAACCGTAAAAGGCCGATGAGCGCATGACGCCTAACGCCCGGTTGGTCGCGTCCGCGTACCAGGTCGCTACGTTCTGATTTTGATTAAGATCGGGATTTTTGGATTTGAGCCCAAACCATTTAGTTGCTTGGTTTAGGACTGATCCTTGAATGAACTGGCTTAAAACAAACCACCCATAAGAAGCAGTTGAATCAAATATGTGTTGGGTCTTTTTCCAGCCGGGCACACGAGTAAAAACAACATCATCAAAATGAGGAGCCACATAGTCAATGATTTCCTGCGCTAGGTGATCGAACAGAATTCGCTTCATCCGAAGCGTTTCAAAGTTCTTTACGATGTCGTCGGGTAGACTCATTTGTCGTTTTTAAGAATTCCCTAGCCCTTATCGGGTTATAGACTATCGTCCCGTCATCGAGCACGATAAAACCGTCTTCGTATGCGGAGATAACGTCGCCGGGAGTCCAGTCCTGATTGTTATCTGATTCCTTCTTTACGATGTCGTCGGGTACGCTCATGGATGTTTTTCAATCCAACGTTGCCCCGCTCTTACGGCTTCTTTGTAAAGTGAGCAAGCATACTGTCTTGTTACACCCAACGCTTTCCCTATTTCCCTGAAAGAATTTCCGGTCTTGCGCATTTGTATGACGTAAATCCATCTATCTATCCGGTCGACTTGTGGCCGTCTATTTTCTCGGCTTATAACCTTCACCTTGTGAACAAACTTACGCCATATGTTGTGTGAAATTTCCGGTAAAAAGGGAATGGACCGAGGAAGCAGAAATCCCATTTATCCTCCTACCACTCCTAGCGGCACCTTGCCCGGCACCTGCGCGGTTAAGATCGTGGATGCGCGCCCTCGAGCTAGCGCGGCTCTTCGCTGCGCGTCTGCCGCTGCCTGCTGCACGTCCGGACTAGTTACGGTTGGAACCGGCGGGGGCTTGGGCGGCTTCGGCGGACTAAATAAAAATCCCATTTTTCTTTACTGATGAAAATGTTCTAGGTTGCGTTTAATTTCTATTTGATCGCTTGCGGTGTTACTCCACATCTCGGTTCCTACTACACCAAAACGGCATAACAAGTAAATAAGCGCATCACCTAAATCTTCCCACGGATGGTTCGGTTTTTTGGGAATGTCGGATCTCAGCTCCTCAATGTGTGACTTCGGATAATACCAGCGACCCGATAGCGCCTTGATAAGCGGATCGCATGAAGGATCAATAACGAGCCCTTCCCGCCGGGATAGCGCCTGGAGCAGCGCGTCCTTCCGATTCGGCCAGCGGACAGGCCCGGCTTCGCATGCCGGCCAGTTTAGCGCGTCGTTGATTGCGCGGAGCGCCGATTGATCAATGTCCGATTGCTCGCCAACATCAAGCGACGGGTCATAGCCGATTAGCAATTGACTCGAGTCTCTTAGCGTCCAAGGCGCGCGCCTTGCCAGCCACGGCAGAACCTGCGTTTCAAGGAGCTGGCGCATCCCGCCGTTCTCCAAATACAAGGATGCAAAGATTCTCATCCCGGTTAAGGTCTGCTGTCCAATAATCGCGGTCGGCGTGTGGCCTCCATCGAAGCCAATTCCAATTTCACTTCCGCGCACTAACTCAAGTGATTCTTTAGCTACGTGATAGTCCAAATTAAAACCCTGTGCTACTGGCTGACCCATAAGGATCGTACCGGGCTGACCTTGCAAAAGCCGACGCGCTAAATCGGGCCGGTTCTTTAGCGCTCGATTCCATTCCTCACGCTGTTCTGGACTGGCTCGCTCGCCGGGTGGCACGCGGAAGTAAAGCGATGCTGGCGCCGGATCGGTAACAAACCGCTTCCACGTCCAGTGATCTTCCTCGGGATAGTTCTCCGTTAGCATGGCCACGTTGGCGTGGGATTTTACACGTTGCGAGGTCAAGGCCAGCAACCAAGCCGATTCCGATATGCCGGCCGATTGCACCATGACGGCGGACGGCGCCGCCTCCTCGAACCAGACGCCGCACGTCTCCATCCTGACCCGGTCCATCGCGCCTTGGTCCTCGATCCCGAACAGATCGCATTTAACCAGGCATTGACCGTCAAGAATAAACTCAGCAATATGGCCTTGTTCGCGAATCTGCCATAAACCCTGCCAGAGCGGGTCATCCATCGACCGCAGAGTCTTGAGCTTGTGGGATTGAAACGTATCTGTGACACACATCCACGGGACGGGGAGTTTATGCTTCGTAGCATGGTGTTGCTGCGCGTGCGCAACCATGGAAATTAAACCGCCTATCGTTTTTCCGTCGCCGCGTGCACCAAAACAGGCTATTTCCCGCGCAGTTCCGTTAGAAACAGCAGTAACGAATTGGCCTACGATGCCCTTAACTTTGAGTTGCAATGACGATTTGGGAGACTCTAACGACATAATTTAAAAGTTTTCTGATTCTTTCCGGGCTATCTTGCAATAGACCTACTGCGGTGTTGCATTGGTTGCACAGTAGGTGGCGCGCAATTCCACTTACATGGCAATGATCCACAACAAGCGTAGCTTTACGATGACACGCCGCGCATCTACCACGTTGATCTTTTTCCATCTGGTCGAGTTGAGCAACCGAAATTCCATTACGGCGGGCTCGATTACGCCTTAGTTGGTTTAGGTACTTCTCTGGGTGTTGCTTGCGACGTTCTCGGCGGCGGCGGTAGATGTCAGCGCTGTGATTGTTGTGGTAAGCCAGGTTTCTTATTCGAATCTTTTCCCCGTGTGTTCCGTGATAGCGATTACGCCTATATTCGTTCTGGCAGATACCACAACGGCGCTTGCCCGTGTTGCCGTTCACGTATTGGCTCACACTAAGATCGTGTCCGTTTTTGCAAAATCCTTTCATGTCTCAATGACTATCAAACGTTTGCTATCGCCTTCAGCGTCCGGGTGCGCCGCTCCGTTTGTCCCTTGGTTATTGGGGCTTTCGATTATGATCTGAATTGCAATAGGCCGCTCATTCGCAGTGCGGTTGATCTCGGGCAGGAGTTTATCAACGGCAGCGATCAAAACTCGATCTGATTTCTGCGCGCGCTTTACGAACTGAAGCGCTATCGGCTTAGCGTGGGCCTCGATAATCTGGCGCACGATTTCTGCCGCAAATTTGGTCTTCTCATGCTCGGCTAGTTTTTTGCGCCCGCCTCGGCCGCGAAGTCGTCTCGCATTTTCACGTGTGAAGGGCATGTAAATTTATGCAAAAGGCAGTAATGCTTTCAGAATGGCCTTTATTTCGCACAAAACACGGCCTACAGCAAACGATCTCCCCCGAGTTAAGCCTTTCCCCTATCCCTTCCTGCAAAGCCCGCCAATTTGATTTCTGTACGCTAATCAATTCACCCTCCGGCCTATCCCCTCCCGCAAAGCGCGCAATCTGGAAAGTGTTGCCGCGCGCTCCTTGTCGGACATGTCTAGGGCGTTCTTTACGGGGCTCGAGTCTCCGCGCGCGAGGGCTCGAAGTGCGCTTTTACGCTCCTCGCTTTTACGGGTCTCGCTTTTACGGGTCTCGTGCTCCGAGTCTTGGTGGCGGGCAAACTCTTTTTTCAAAATCTTCTGCAGGTAGGGCCACCAGTCCTCGATCTTGTTCCCGCGGTCGAATTCTTCGAAGCGTTCGAGAGCCTGCTTGATGACGATCTCCGGGTAGTTGAGTTTTTTTTGGGCCTGAACCCAAACGATCAGGCGGTTGAAGCGGTGAGGATCGAAAGAGAAGATTCTGAGAAACGCCGGCCGCCACGGCTCCCCGTGATTGCCGTTGCTGCTGTCCGAGTCCGCGCTTGGCGCGCTCCGATCCGGCGAAGCCGCATCCGAATCCGAACTTTTATTTTTAAAAGATCCAGACCCGGATGGGTCTGCATATGCAGCCGCATTAGCGGCTGGATCTTTTAAGTACTTAATATCGGATTTAGAACTGACATATGTATCTGAGTTCTGACTTCTGATATATGAATTCTGAATTCTATCGGTGGTTTCTTGGTGGTTAGGCGGTGGTTGTGAAGTGGTAAATGAAGTGGTAACCTGGTGGTTTTTCGGTCGTTCTTTGGTCGTTCTTTTGCGGTTGTACTTTTTATACTTGTCTTTTCGAGCATTTAGCTTATGCCAGTCGCGTACCATTCTGCGGCTTATTATCTTTATAAAAGCCCAATCCTCATGCACATCTGACACGTTTCCAGCCTCATCTTTGAGGTAAATTTCAGCCACTGTAGAGAGGTCTTTTATTAGTAACGCGGTGGTTGTCTGGTGGTTGTCTAATCTGACGAGCGTTATAAACTCCCGTCGGTTCCACGTTTGCTCGCCTGGAGTTGGTGAAATCCAGAGCTGGCAAAGTATGTCAATCCAGCATCCTTTGGCGGTGTGGTTTAAGACCTGAGTGTCCTGAATCCAATCAGCGGTGTAAAATTGAAAAAATGGTAGATGCGGCATGTCCATAAGTTCCTTTCTGGCGGCTAGAGGGTAGCTCGAAAAGGGCTATTGTTTTTTGGTTGATTTTTTCCTTTGGGCGGCGAATTCTTCAACTTCTGATCTCAAAAAAATGCGGTCTCCATCGGTCGTACGCAGACATTTTAGCTTTCCCTTGTCTGCATAAAGTCGAATGCTTGCAGGGCTAAGATCGAGAATTTTGGCGACTGCAAAAACCTTTAAAAGGTCTGCTGAGGTGTCCATACGAATCACCTCCTTTCAAATATGGAATAGAGGTTAAGCCTTACCGAGTATGGAATAAACTGTCAAGGAAAAAAGAAAAGGCCGGGGGTGGCCCGCTCGGGGCTCCCCGGCCTGAAGGTGGGGCTAGATCAGCGATTCTTGTTCGGGCTCAGGTGCAGGTGGGGTCTGGGGTGGTTCGGCCTTTACAAGCTCGCCGCGAAGCCACTGAAGCGTCACCGCCTCGGCGTCCTCGTTTTCGGCTATCCGCCGGCAAAGATACTTGATAGACTGAAGTCCCTTTTGTAACTCCTCGGGCGGAAACATCTTGATTTTGGTCCACGACCGGGAGTCGAAAACCACCTCGAGGATGTCCGCCTTGATCTTCTTTTCCGCAGCCGACTGGCCTGGGAAAGCGGAAACGATCTGGCCTTCAATCTCCTCGGTATAAATCTCCTGGAATTTCCGCCGATCCTCAAGCGAGCGGTCGGAGTCCTTAATCATCTCGTCCGAGGTGCGGGACGTGTCCAAAACGAAATGTTCGCCGCCGATGTTAAGCGACTTTATGACAGGCAAGAAGTCCGCGAAGCCGGGGTCATCTATCTGCTTTCCCATCATGATGTCTGAGCGGTCTTTGAGGATTGTTGCGCGGTGGACAAAGGCCGACCCTTTTTTCTTTTTCGGGTTCTGCTCGGGCTGGATTCTTTCCATCTCAATCAGCAAGGACGGCTCATAACCAAACTCCGTTTCAACGCGCATTTTCGTACCTGTCTTGAGGATCTCTTTTTCCCCCCTTTCGTTAAGGTATTCTTCGTAAACGTTGCCCGCGCGGCCGCAGATTATGATGTGGAGCTTGGAGCAAAGATAAAGGTCTGTGAACTGGCGCCACTCGGTTTTAATGGGGTTCCAGTCCCAAACCGCAAGGCGATCCTTATTCTTCTTGTGAAGATAGGCGTCGACGAGTTCGGTCCAAACGTGGCTGATTGAGTCGACGATTAGGACGGAGCAAGTCTGCTCGGCCTCTTTGACCACGGTCAAAAGGTCGGAAAAGGCGCGCGTCTTGGCGACTAAAAGCTCAATCCCTTGCTTTTTGAATCCGTCGACGACGTAGTCCGACCCGGTCTCGGTATCAAAGAACGCAACCGCCTTTTTTCTCCCGGCCTGCTCCTCTAGTAGCGCAAGCCCGCGCGCGATAGCTGCAGCGGTGTAAGTTTTCCCGGATGCGGCAAAGCCTAGGATTCCGGCCTTTAGGTAAGCGGTCTGTTTTTCGGCCGGCTTTAGAAGCGGGCCGTTATTGTTCGACATAAAAATCTCCTTTCTTGTTTTCCCACCATTGGCCTATTATCCAGGCCGCCAGGGTAAAAAAAGTAAAACCGTCTAGTAGTGGGATGTAAACCCACAAACTTATGAAGATAGCAGCGCCGACAAACACCATTAGGATGTCAATAAGACTGCTCGCCAACCATGGAAAATCTCGGTTGAGTTTTATTAATCCCACCAAAATGAAGATGATACTTTCAGCGATTTTTATCATTATTGCACCTGTTGATAGTTCCACCCCATCTCACCTGTCAAAATTGCAGCATCAGTTAATCCAGGGTCAATACCGATTTGCTCGAAGATCCATTGTAGTACCCAAAGGTTGTAGCTCGCATCACTAAGTCCTACGCCCATTTGCCGAATGAAATAGTGCGCCCGCTCGGTCTGCAAGTCATTCCATGCTAAATCTTGTTGTTCAAGGCAAGTTAGCGCCCTGTCGGCGCTCGCTCGCGCCGAAATACCGTAAGCCTCAATCGCAACGGCATCATTTCCAAGTAGGCCATTGGCATAGCTCGTTAAAAGGTCATGCCAATACTCGCCGATATATGGCACCGAATCCATTCCAACTATGTCTATAGGCTGGCCGCTTGCGGGCCAAGGTGGATCAACGAGCTCGTAGCAGTCAGGACCAGGAGGGTCATCTGCAAGCCCTTGTTGCCGATTGGAGATAATTTTAAGGGTTCCCCCAGCTATCGCCAGCACTGCGGCAGCAACTTTATCAGGCGAAAGCGCTATAAGGGCGGCGCTGGCAAATATCGCGTTGGCCCATTGGTCTGCTGCCTGACTGTTTTGCCGATGAATATCTTTTTGCACACCAGGAATAGGAATGCGCCCGTTGACCTTAACGGTCATCGTACAGGACCAATTGGACACTACCTGCGTAGGGGTACGCCACACAAACCAAACGCTTTCATTAGGTACTTGAGCCACAATCGGGCCTACAAGGTTAATGCCGCTGCCGGTGGTGCGGACGTCTATATCAGAAAAGCGTGCGCACGTGTTCGTATTAAAGTTGGTCGAGATTGTAAGTATAGATCCAATTTGGTTTGGCACGGTCACAGGCCCACAGGCTAACTCCTCTGGTTGTGCGTTGTGGCAAGTCACTTCGCTATAAGCTATCGCAGGGAAAAAAAATAGGGACACGATTGCTAAAAATTTCATAGCCTACCTCCGTTGACACGGTTGTCACCAGTGATAGGCTTGTTCTCTCCACGGGTCAGCCTACTCGCTGGTTTGGGTTGATCCAAAAGGCCCGGCCGTCGTGGCATTCGGTCGGGCCTCTTTCTATTCCTCTTCCTCTTCTAGCTCTTTTTCTGCACGGTCCTTACAACAGTCCTCGCAGAGCCAAGGGCCTTTGTCGTCCTGTTCGCTCATCTCATCAAGTCGCTTGGCTTTAAGGCAGTTGTCGCAAGCAACCCGAACAATAAATTGATCCTTCATTTCAAAATCTCTCCTATTCGGTCCATATCAGCCGGCCTCCAAAGGTACGTTTCAACGCCTGGGCATTTCGCAAGTTGCGTCAACCATATGTCCTGAGTGACGGTTACTTTCCCGGTTGCGTTTTTGACTTCGGCAAAGATTATCCGCGGCGGTCTAATTAGAACTAAATCGGGAAAGCCTGCTTGAGAGTGGAAACTATTCCATGTGTGGTAGTGGCTCCAGCCTAGCACTATTGCGCAATTCACTATCCAGCGTTGAAAGTCCTGCTCCGTAATCTTTGGCTCGGTCGTCTTGCCTTTGGCGCAATAGGCCGCAAGTTCGGCTTCAGTCCAACGTAGTCCTTTCATTCGCGATATTTCTCCTCTTTAAGTTGATTGCAAAAATGAACCTGTGCTTCAGCGAAACAAAGTTTATCGCCGTGTCTGGCGCACCATTCCGGACTCCTTCCGGTCGCAATGTAGGCGGCGTAATCACCGATAGTGCCAGCTACCAAAACAACTACAATGTCAGTTTCTATCCAACCCGGTCCCTTGTAAGTGCGCCGGTTAACGCCTAGAATTTCACCGTCGCTCATCGCCCACACTCCGGGCATGGGTCATGCGGCCGGCGCACATAAATCCACTTCATGCACCACGCGCACCATTGAGCTATTGCCATTGTTCCTCCTTTTCGTCTTCGTCGATCTCCTTTCCGGTTCTAAACTGCTTCCAAAAATTATCGTTAAAGCTCGCCCAAATATCTTGGGCGGGTTTGTGGTTGACGCATTTAGAAAACTTCCAAAGGCGTTTTGGGTAAGCCCAATGATCGCAGACGGTGTAATTTTGGAGGTAATAATCGAGCAACGTTGCGGCCCCGAGCCTCACGCTGTAGCTTGGGTCTTTGGCGTGACCCATCATTGCGCGAATGATCGAAACATATTCAGTCGTGCGCATGATATTCATAAATCATCTTCCTCCTTTCACTGGCTTGGCGATGAAGTCGACCAGATTAAAAGTCGCGCTTACATAGTCGCCGTATTCGTTTAGCTTCCAGGTAAGGGTCTGAAAATATGTGCCGATGAATTCTTGATTATCGTTGTAACCCTGCAGCCCAAATATGGTCGCCTTGGTCGCGACACCATCGGGCCGCAGCGCGTTGTCAGGCACCGGCAGCGTCACGGGCGAAAATTTGCCGTCGTCCCACGAGAACAAGCAACTACCCGACTGGAAACAGCCTGGCCCCTCATAGCTTCCAAATATCTGCCCGTTGTTGTTGAAGCCCTGAATAAAGGTGCTCAGTTCATCGAAAGCGTCCGGATGCTGAATCGTGGTGAAGGTGCCGCCCTCGTAGATCCAGCTATGGACTTCAAAATCTACAAGGAGGTCGGTATAGGTGAAGCCCACCACTGCGCCGGCGTTGTTGATGCCAAGTAGCCGGGTCGGCCCGCCGTTTAGGAAGGGCAAATCAAGAGTGCGATAACCGTTTACTGAGTCCCAGACAAAGCCGTGGCTGTCGAGTGCGTGCGTAGGATTGGAATAGAATCCAATCACAGAACCCGCGTCGTTTACCCCGAAGCCCCACGTCGCCGCAGCCCCTGGAAACGCAAGAAGCCTGTAAGCACCTGTCAAGGGATTGGCGACAAAAGCCATCGTGGTGAAGCCTGGTTGATGTCCACAGTGCCCGACGATTTGATTCAAGTTATTTAGGTTCTCGCCTACCGTGTCATTGACGGTTCCGGGACATTGCCACGGCGGCGATTCTTTGCCGCGCTTGTTTATCAGCAAAGGTGCCGCTTGCGCTTGCGCGACAAGCTGGCGCTCAACTAACACAACATCGTTATCATTGATCGCTATCGGCGTAGTCGTTTGGTCCGTGATCGGGACCAATGTGTACGAAAGCGTTTTTGGCTGTCGCGGTTCCGCGCTATAGACGGAAGCCGCGATCAAGAGAAGTAAGGCGGTATATCCAATAATGTTTGAAATTTTTTGGGGCATAAAAAATTTATTCTCCTTCTTATTTGTTTTCCTCGTCACAAAAATTTTCACACAGACAATACATTTCGCGGGAAACTTTAGCCGTGCACCAATAAAGCGGATTCTCGGGAGTCGATTCTTTCGCTTCACTTAAAACGTGCTGATAGCGTTGATGTCCGCATATACAGCGGGCGCTTAATTCCTCGGCCTGAGTTCTCACGAGGTCAGAACCGAGTTTGAAATAGTCCAATTCAGATCACCTCCTTTCCTGTTAGTTCTTCGATTAATTGCGCGAGCCTCCTTTCCAGTCGCGCGCTTTTAGTTTTCTTGTTTATAAAATCGCTCACCATTTGCGGCGTCACTTTCCATTTCCGCCCAACGTCGCGGTATCTCAGATTGTTGTCTTTCAGAAGTTGCTTGACTTGAGATGTTGTCATTGATATGAATCCTTTCATTGAATGAATGAATGAATGATACAGCTATACTAATCCTGAAAGCATAGCTTGTCAAGTGAAAAAATTTTTAACTGGTTTTGGATTTATTGCCCGGAAGCTCGAAGCGCCTCGCGCCGGGCCTCTAGCTTATCTCTTACGGCCTGGTCGATTGCCGGTAGCTGCTTTAAAAGTTCCTTGCGTCCATACTCGCGGGATACCGCGATCACGTTTCTAATCATCATAGCCTTGCCGCCGTCCGGGCCAGCGCTGGCTCTTTGGTAGCGGTCGGATTGAATTAGCTCGCCTAACTTTTCCATGGCAAACTCGCCCGATAGCTTTTTATAGGCGTGATACTCCCACGGCTGGAGTTTGACGCCGTTTCGGGCGTCAGGTGGTTTAAAGTCCCACGGGCTATCTGAAGTTCCAAAGATGGTGTCTGAAGGTGTCGATATTTGGACACGGTTTTTTAGGATCTCATCTACAACCGCGTTATCGGTTTTGGTGCGGTATGCAATCGGGTTTATGATCCCAAAGATTTTCACAAAGTCGTCGCCGGCGCCGTACCCAGATAGGATCGGTTTCCCGAAAGCGTCGGTCACGGGTGGGAGAAGTTTGGAATATCCGGGCACCTGATTATAAAGGGCGTCCATCATGGTATTCACTTGGCGGGTGTAGGGGTCGGTCTGCTGGCGGATTCCGCGCACAAAGCCCGGAACAAACGAGGTCACTTCCCCGGCCATAAACTTATACATCTTCTTGGGCTCGTTTGAGAAAATGGCGTCAAAGAAGTTCGTCACACCTTGGAGATAAGTCTTATTGGCAAGCGACCGAGTAAGTGCTAAGACTGCCGCACCTCCGAGCTGAAAGTAATCCGCGTCGTCTACGTGGCCCGCGACCTCAACCATGTCTGCAGCCCACGTTAAGGGCATCGCTATGGGGTCGAGCCGGTCAATGGCGACGTACTTATCCGCTATCTTTAAAGAGTCAGGACGCCAACCGTATTCCGCTTCTAGCATTTTTCGCTGTTCGGCGTCTGCCGGCCCGCGTCCGGTCAAGGTCATTTCCTTCGCGAGGTATGCCCCTGTTGCCATCAGCATCGAGCCTAGCGCAACGCCGGCAAAAGCGAGTTGGGCATCCGCGCCGCCCTTGGCGACTTCTTGATAGAAGTGATTTGAAAGCATCGCCAGCGGTCCCTCGTGTATGGTCCATTTGGCGATATTCGTAGGGATAGTGATAAAAGGCGCCACTGATTTGAGCAATAAATAGTAAGCCGGTCCCATTGGCCCGGAGTCTTTGAGCCCGCCGATTCCCTGGTTCATCTTCGACATGAGTCCGCCGAGTTCCGAGTTAAAGGAATTGTAGACCGCGAATCGGTCGGCGGCTTCCTTCCATCCCGGCGGGACATTATCCTCTATAGTAAACTGCCGCATGAGCCGGGCCATCTCGCGCGGGTCTGTAGTCATGCTGGATGCCTCTCGCGCCGCCCTGGCGGATATTTCCATTGACCGGGCTATCGTTTCCCAATATTGATCGGTCGCTAACATGACGCGCGGGAAAAAGCGCGCCGCGTGGCCTAGGTAGTCCAAGCCCTGACCTAGGATCGAGCCCGGATCTAAACCAAACGCTTCCGCTCTTAGCCGCCCTTCCCTTGGTATTTCAAACTTACTCGAGCCTCCGACTGTTCTTATGCCACGCTCAAAGGCGTCCGAAGCTGCTTTCCATGCGTCTTGATAACCTTGGCGGATTCCCCACATTTGAGCCATCGGTTCACTAAACTGCACAAAGTTAGGATCGCCACGCTTTCCCATTGCCTCGGTCATGCCGGCCGCAATAAACCTTTTGCCTATGCTCCAGCCCAAGGCCATCGGCGTTCCTATCATGTTGACAAGTAGGGTCTTCGGATTGGACAGAAGCGACGCGCCGTACCAAAGCTCTAAAAGGGCATCGGCCTTGCCCGGCTTGCTGGCGTTATTTACAAACTGGTTTCGTTTGGCCTGTTCCTTTAAATCCAAAAGACTGTTGGCAAGCCGGTCAACACTCCAGCCGGTCTTTTGGACACCGCTCAATACGTCGCCTATATGCTTGACGAAAAATATCTCGTCGCCGGCCACGTCAATCTTTAGGCTTTCGAGTTTCCGGGCGGTCTCGGAAGCGTCGGCCACAAACGTGCGGTTTAACAGCGCGGTCTTTGCTACTCGGTCCAAAAACTTGTTCGAGGTCTCGGGCGTGGGGTTATCCTTATATTGTTGCAAGCTCGACATAAGCTCGGCGTCCGATGCCGCGGCATACATCCTGGCAACTTGCATTTCCTGCCGGGTCATGGGCTTCCCTTCCGGCCAAAAAAGCAACTCCCTTTCGGTAATCCCTAGATCATTCGCGAGCTTTCGCGCCTCATACATTGTCTGCTCATGGCTTACGGGTTCGGCCTCCCCTCTTGGATATCCCCGCGCCTTCTCAATGTCCTTCTGGAACATGTTAAGAATCTTCGAGACAACGAATTTCACATCCTCGGGCTGGTTTATGTGGTCGAAGTTTAAGCCCTCGAACCGGCCGGTGGTCGGGAGTTCCTCCGGCTTCTGGAGATAGTCGGCAAGCGCGCGCACGTCTTCGGGCTTCATGGTAACCGCGTGATCGACGGTCGGGCTCAAGCCCTCATCGCGCCGGGAATGCTCCCTTATGATTTCCGGGTCTACCTTTTTGGCGCTGGTGATGATGCGCTTAATCATTGAGGGGGAAGCTATCGCTCCGAGCCCGGCAAAGATTAAGGCGTTTTTGATTCGGTCCTCGGTTGTGTCGCCCTGGGAATAGCCGTAAAGGGCGCCGCCGACGGCTCGCGCTAACATAAAGTTTAAGTCGGTTGCGGTAAAACCGGCCTGGCCTTTTAGGGTTTCGAGAAGCGGTGAAGGTTTGGGCGGCTCGGTCGGTTCTGGCCTTTTCTCTTTTAGGATCCCCTTGGCAAGACTGGTAAAAGTCGTGGGCAACATTCCCGACTGCGCCACTTTCTTTATAAAAGCCTCATCGCCGGCCCGGATCGCCGCGCCTACGTCTTTCGCCTTGAGTGCGTTTAGCCGGTTTGCCGCGGATTGCCTTATGTCCCTCGGGTTAGCCGCATCAACCGTGATGGATAAAAGCGCATGCGGATCCGTGCTCTGTTCCACTTGACCTTTGATCTCGGCCATCATGCCGGGGTCTACCTTAAAGAGTTTAGGGGCCGCTTCTTTGACCGCGGCCTTGGCCTCGGGGATTGCGTTAACTATCTTGGCGCCGTTTCCGACTTGTTCGGGCTGAATTCCTGCCGCCTCGGCATGGGCTATTAGTTTGGCTTCGCCGTTTCGATCTCCGGGCTTTAAGCCGAGGTCTGTTAGGGCCTGCTGTAGCTCGTTATCCCTGGCGATCTTTTCCCGTAGGTCTGAAAGCGCCGCCCTGGGCGATATCATTACGCCGGCCTTACCGGGTAGCGGTATGTCTTGCGGTTGGCGGAAAATGTCAACTTGGCTTTCGGGCGTTGGCCGTTCGGCTTCGGTCATTAATTCTCGGGCTCGCTCGTTGGTGGTGCGGATCCGCTCTTGAATCTGCGAGGGTTCCGGCAAGGGCAAGCGCGGGCCTTGCATTACGCCGCCCCCGGGTAACAGAATATCCTGACCTGGTGGCGTCGGTGCGCGGACTACTTCTCTTAGAGTTTCCCGGCTTGGCGGTGGCGCTGGCTCTCCTGGCGCTATGGGCTCTGGTGGCGCTGTGGGTTCTGCTGGTTTTGCTGGCTCTGGCACTCCTCTCTCCTCTGCGGCTTTTAACTCCGCTGCGGTCACTTTGCTTTTAGCCGGCGGTCTTGCTCCTCCCATAGCTCCCATCGCACCGCCGACTGCCGCACCTGATAAAACTCCGGGTAGGCCCTGCCCTTCTGCCGCTGCCACTCCTCCGAATAATGCCGCGCCGGTGGCGGTCCTCTGCCAAAGCGGCAAGAGTTCTGCGGCCTTCATGGTGCGGCCCATTGCCGCGCCGACTAGCCCGCCCTTGGCTGCTTCCCATACTCCCTTGTCGGCCTGGCGAACCGCATCCACTAAAGCCCATCCGGCAATCGGGTTTCCGGTGGCTGCGGTCCCGGCTACATACTCTGCTGCTCTAAAAGGTAGGGCGCCGACGGCTCGGCCAATGTAAGCCGAAAAGTTCTCCTGGCTCTGAAGGTCTCTTTCGCTCGGTTGTTGCGCTCGGGCTGCATCATCTAAGGCCTTGCTGATCATTCCGAAAGCGCCGCCCTTTTTAAGCCCGGTCCATTCGCTTACTTTGGTTGCTGCTGAGTCAAGTATTTGAAAGGCGTTGGATAAAAGCGAGTTCATGCCGGCCGGGCCTTCCTGCGTGGCTCCGGTTACAAGCCCGGACATAAATCCGCCTTGCTGTGCTGGTGCGGCCTTTACTGGTATGGGTTTGGTGGTTGTTACTGGCGGGGTATCAACGGGGTTTCCGGCGCCGTCGAGTCCGGCCCGCCGGTACATATCGGCAAGACCTTTTTGGTTCTCGGCCTCGTTCTGCCGGTTGAGTTTATCGTAATACTCGAAAGCAAAATCCGGCATCTCAAGGCCCTATGCCTAACCCCATTGCGGCTTTATTTCGTTCGGCTTCGGTCTGCGGTTTTTGTGCGCCGCCGCCTCCGGGGGTTGGCCTGGTCTTTTTGCTTCGTTCGAGCTGGTCGAGGATCTGAAGCTGCTGGCGGGCCTGATCGGGCGTCATGCGCTTATCTCTAACTGCCTGGCCTACGTCTTCGGGCGACGTAATGCCGGGCAAGAGTCTTATTCTTAGGCCCGCGTCGGCCTTTCCCATCTGCGCAAGCGCGGTTTGAACGATTGAATCGGCCACTCTGTCGGCGTCGCTCATCTTGTACTTGCCGGATCTCATCGCGAGGTCAAAGTCTCTAAGAGCGTTTCCGACTATCATTCGGGTTTCCGCGTCGAGATCGAGCCGGTCGCTTGATGGTAGTCGCTCCCTTACGGAAGCGAGTCCGCGTTTATAAAGCGGGTCTTTGGAGATGTCTTTCTGTTCCTTATCCTGTTCGTTTCGTCGCATACCTTCAGCTATTAAGGTGTCGATATGCGACTTGTCGGCCCTGGATAGAAGTCCGGCCTTTGCCGCCTGGTTCACCTCGTCGGGGCTTGGGAGTTTTACTCCGGGCTGGAGTCCGCCAAATCTGGCTCGCGCCTCAAGGTCGCTAAACACGGCACGATTAGACACTCTGGTGCCATCCGATTTCTCGAAAGCCTCCATCTCGGTTCTGACTTCTTTCCAGCGGGTAAAGTCGATGGCATGAGTTGAAAGCGCCCGGTTTAAAAGTTCGTCGGTGGTTTGTCCGGTCTGAACCCCTAAAACGAGGGCGTCCCGTGTGCGGTTCATCTGCTCCTTTTCAAGTTTGTCTAGTTTTGCGTCATTATGTTCGGCCTCGGTTCGGGCTCTGGTTTCCAAACTTAAAAGCGTAGACTCATCTAAATACTGTTGATATTTCGGCGTTCTCATTAGGTCATAAGCCTCGACGGGGTCACGCCGAATCATTCCCCTAATTTCGTTGATAGTTGCCTGTTTCTTCCATGCGATCATCTTGTCTTCGAATCGTTTATATTTCATTAGGCCCTTGGCAACCATGCTGGTTCCGAGCTTTCCTACTTCACGCTCTTCGTTTTCCCGTTGCTGTGGCGTTGTCTCTGGTTGTCCGATTTTGATAAGCGCGTCCGCGTAAGCCTTATCAAAGTCCGCTTCGGCCTTGTCGATCTGTTTTTGGTGATACTGTACTGCGATATGGGTTTGTGCGCGGATGATATCGTCCGCAAGCGCCGACTGTACTCTAAGCCTCACATTGCCCGTGCTTGCTTGGTCCAAGATAGATTGATGCGCTTCCCTTACTGCCTCGGTTGCCTGCTGCTTATACTCTTCGGGGTCGGCGTTATCTATCCGGGCGTTGGTATAGGCGCCGACGATTGATGCCGCGCCCTCGCCTCTAAGCCGGGCAGTCTCCGCGGTTTCCATTCCTTCCTGAATATGGTGTGAGACCTGGGCGATTTTTTCCCAAAAGGCACCCGGAGCATCCGGCGCCCGCGGCAAGGATAGTTCCGCGGGCCGGGTGCGGGCGAAGATTTGGGGTAGCTCGGGCATTAACGAGTCATTCCGGTTAGAAGCTGGTCAAAGAAATCAATATCTATATCTTTGCCGGTTGCCGTTGTTGCTCCACACTCAAAGACCGGAAAAGTCGCCTGTGTGGTGTTTGGGACATTGGTGTTAATTGTGAGCTCTGTCCCATTGTCGATTGTAAAACCGATGGTACTTGCATCTACGCGCCTGATCCTGAAGCGGTGGAAAAGAAGATCGCCCGCAACGCCCATATCAATCCGGGTCTGCACATTTACGTTTCGGCACACACCGAACCAGTTGGTGTCCGTATCTAGTCTCTCGAAGTAAACTCCCGTTGTTGGCGGATTGGCTATAACATTTTCGCCGATCCAAAAAATCCCGTATCGGGTAATAATGGCGGTTGTCGATGTTCTTATGCGAGCAATGAAATAATGGTCAAATAACTGATTGAAAATATATTGGCCGCGCGTCGTGTTGATCGCCAAGTGAAGACTGCGCATACTGCTACCACTAGCAACCAAATTTATTATGCCCGGATGGTTTAGCTCGCCATCGAGTATGTTAAGGGAGCCACTGCCGCCTAAAAACCACCTAAATTCACCGATGCTGCCGGTTGCTGTCGTGCCGGTTTCAAAATCGTCCTTGTAGTAAGACGCGATTGCCGGGTTCAGCGGGCGTCCGCCGCCTATGGTTGGTGTTGAAAAATTGCCCGTTCCGTCGAGATAAACGCTGGCATCATTCGGGAGCTTCTTTAAAAATCCATGTTGAGCATTTGTCGCGTTGTTCGTTGTTACGTCGGAAAGAATGAGCCTAGTTTCGGGCAGGTTTTGTCCGCCCGACTTAATGAGTTTCCCGGTAGTTCCGTTGAAAAACGCGAGGTCATTGTCAACCGCGCTTGCCGGTCCGACAACGTCGCCAGTGCCGCCTCCTCCTCCGGCCGGGACCGTATAGTTCCCAGTGCCGTCGAGGTATTTGGTTGCGTCGTTTGGAAGTTTAGGGGTGAATCCGTGTCTGGCGGTGCTGACGTTATTGGTCGTTATGTCGGTTAAACTTAAAGCGCTCTCGGCCACGGTTCCGGATCCGTCGCCCGCGTGGGTATGGCTTTTCGGGTGGTGCGCGTCCGGTAAAAAAGTTCCCGTGTTGGGGTGGTCGTGCTGGTGATCGCCGCGCGATGCGGTTGTAGCAACGCCGGCCGCTTGGGTAGCTCCTACCGATGTGACGGTATTACTTAATACCGTGCTCCCGCCTGGTGTGCCATCGGCGCCCTTCTGCGCCATTAACTGCCAGTATGTCGTGTTTGTCGGTACTTGGTTGGTGCTTGCAAGGATCGCGATATAGGAGCTGCCGTTATAGAAAACAACGTCGTTCGGTATGTAAGCTGTGGCGGAGCTCCATGTTCCAAGCCATATAAACGCCTCCCCGTCGACGCCGCCGCTCTGGTTGGCAAGGATTCCCGATGTCCAGCCTAAAACCTTTCCTTCTTCGGGCTCGGGTACAATAACGTTTTTTTGGCGCGACCACGGGGCAAACTTGAGACAGCGAACGAATACTTCCCGCGCCTGCTGAATCATCATTGTTAGCCGGTCGTATTCGGTCTCATTTATCTCAGCGTCAAAGGGTTGGCCCTCGTTTAGGTCCACTTCCTGCGTGGCGGGTACGGTTCTTAGAAAAGTTATTTTGCTGTTTAAGGCTGGGGCTACGGTGAAAGTGATGTTCCCGCCGGCGTCATTATTAACAGCGCTTACGGTGTAATCGGTGTCCAAGACCATTTGGCCTTGATCGACTAAAACGGCGATTTGAGTTTTGTCGAGGATTCGGAAGCTATAGGGGAAAATTTTAAGGCTACCGTCGCCAGTATATTCATTGCGTGTGGTTTCG